CTACAAAACACGCGCCACGTCTTCTTTGAAAGAAAAGTATATTCTTTTAGCTCTCTTGATAGGTATGTCTATGCCTGCACTCTCTAACTCCATAGCGACACGATACCACGTAAAACCGTTATACCCTTTATATTTTAACTCTATGATTCTTTTTTCTGATATTGTTAAAGTATTGTATAAAGCTCCTAAAAGTTCAAGTGTTCGCCTTAATCCTATCAGCTCTTTATCCTCTTCCATGCGCTCCTTGTCTAATGTGTTCCCCTCTGGCTCCGCTGTGCCTTTATAAGCTGTTCTAATACCTAGGTTGTCCTGTTTTACCCTGTATATATAACGGCTCTCAATTGCTTTTATTTTGGCTTGTGTGCGCCCGTTAATATAATCGCTTATGATTCTATCTGTTTTATCTTTCACGCTTCCCCCTCTCTGCTTGCTAAGTTTCTAAGTTCTTCCTCTGTTAGATTTTCAAAAGGGTTGCTAACTTTTAAATTCCCTTTGATATTAATGTCTTGGGCAAGCGGGTAACGTTTTAAGATTTCAGCACTCGCCCTAATGACTTGATTAGTGTCAGGGTGTTTGTCTATGACGTCGCCCTCTGCTGTTATCACTTGCTCGGTATGCTCTCCGCGGACTATCTTAGTCAATATGGTCAAGGTTTCCTCTGCGGTTGCTATGGCATTGTTTGAAATGTCTTTTAACTTGCTATCAATGTATTTTTTAATCTGAGGTTTTCTGAGGTTTTCAGCACCGATTTTGTATGCTGTTTTCTTACTATACCCTGCATTAATAGCCGACTGCGTTGCGTTTCCTGTTTTTATATATTCGTCGCAAAATTTCTGTTGTTTTGGTGTCATCTTCACTCCTTTCTGTTTGTATATCTTGTCTTGATTATAGCAAAATAAAATGACAAGTTTTGACAAGTTTTTATTTCCACATAACGACTAAAAGCCCAGTCATTGACTAGGCTCTTTTTGTTTATTCTTCTAACTCAAAGCCGATTAATTCCGCGATATTATCTAAAGCCTGTACATTCATATCTACTAAATCAGACAGTTTAATAATTGTTCCGTCTGTATATCTTGGTACGTGGTTAGGGTCAGCAGTAACCATTGAATCATTAAGGGAGTAGAGTTCTTGTATTTGTGCTTTGAGTGCCAGCTCTTGCGGTTTATTCTCGCTCTCTGCTGATAAGCTCATTTCATTCAATCCTAACGCTTTAATTAAACGCTCGATACTATCAGTTAGTAAGTCCGCGAAAACTTGCGTGTCATTGCCTGATATTTCATGAGGTGCAAAGGTCAGTTCTTGCATTTCCTCAATGATTGATTTTACTGTTTCTTGTGGTTCATCTCCCTGCGGTTCTGTGTCGCTTTCGTTTGCATAGATTTCAATAGCTTCAAAATCCTTTTTGATGTTTTTTAATGCTTCTTGACTTGCTTGCTCGTCAATGCTGTCGCTATATTTTTCAATCAATAGTGCTTTAGCTTTGTTCAAGTGTTCTGTAATTTCGTTGGTCATTTTATTTTCTCCAGTTTCTATTTTTATGTCAGGTTCTGTCAGTTCGTCCACAGATAAGCCCAAAACTTCTGTAAGGTTGACTAGGTTCTCACGCAATCCTTTCGCTAAGTCTTTTTGAGTGGCTGGAGTTTCGTTCGCTCCCTCAATATGAATAAGTTTTGAAGTGGGTTCTGAAAGTTCACTTGTAAGTGTAAAAAGGTTAGATAAGATTGTTTTTGTATTTTGGCTCATTTTATTTTCTCCGATTTTTCTATGTAGTAATTTGTAGTATTTTTTATGTCAACATTTGTCAACAATTCAATTTGTCGGACAGCGTGCTTTTTTCATGTTTTTATTTCCTCTTATAAATTCCTAGCGAAGTAGGAAAAATACGGTATCACGGTTTCAAAGTCCCACAAATGGCTTAACCACGCTTATAAACTTGATACCGCTAACGGTAGCATGTTACCGAAGTACGGTGTCATTTTCGCTTTTTCTTACGTAAATAACCTTTTGTCATACTTTTTTGTTTGTCTTCGTCCCAATGAAACAACCGTCTAAAAAGCTCGTACTCCTCTGCTCGGTGTAAATCAATCGCTCTGTTAAAACCTGCACCACTCGGTCGTCTGCTTGTTTTTTCCCATTCTTCTTTAATATGGTCAGGTAATTTAAGTTCAAACTCTCGCTTAGTGAACGGCTTCACTCCCTCATCTTCACACCATGCACGATATAAGGCACTTAGAAAAGCAGTCGGTAGAAAATCACTTACAAATTCCTCAAACATATCATTCACAAACGCTAGTACATTGTCATTAGATATTTTAAAGTCATTTAACAGCCCTTGTGTGGCTTTAGGTTCGTCAAACTTATCAAAGTTAAGCGATAAAGCAATTTTAAGCACGTACTCTAAAACGTCTTTGCGTTTAATATAATCATCTTTGATTTTCCAGTTGTCGTTATCTGCCGTAAAAGACTTTTCAAAAGGCACGATAAGCAAACGCCTATAAGTTCCATTTGACTTGTTTCTAAACTTCGGTAAAAAGTTAGTGGACTGAATGACCAGCTTGTTAAATACTGCCAAAGTTGGTTGTTTTCCTTTCGCTTCAATCGGTACTGGGTCGCCAGTAACTACGCTGAAATAATTCCCTGCATTGTCTAAATAGCTGACTTGGCTGTCATCTCCGATAACGCAAGTTTTACCAACGACTTGAGAAAGGGCGAACCGTTCCGAAAACTGTTCAGCTTTGACACTTGCAACGTTCTCACGTCCGATAAGGTTCATGATTAAACTCTGAAATGTTCCTTTGCCGTCATTTCCTTTACCGACTAGCCACGCGCCTTTACGATAGGAGTAGTTGCCGTTAGTGCTTGCGGAAATAATCTGCCATAAAAGGCTAACAAGTTCTTTATCTCCGCTCATTAAATCAAGTAGCCAGCTATCAACGTCCCAACCGTTAATATTAGGTGCTTTGGCTTTAGCGTTGTACTTGGTCGCGATCGTTGAAGTAAAGACGTATTTAGGACTGAATGGCTCTAATTGTTGCGTTTTCTTGTTAAAAATGCCGTTAGCAACTGGTATCAAGTGAGCTTCTGCGGTTTGTTGTTTAACCTCTGCTAAGGTTTCAAGTTTGAATAAGACTTCTTTTGACCGTGCCTGACTGTATGACGGCTCTAGCCAATAAATGAGCCGATGAAAGAAGTTCTCATTCGTTTCGTATATTCCTAGTTCAGGGTTGTAAACGCCTAACAGTCCGCTTTGGTGGTCTAATTTGATGACTTTTAGCGTTTTATAGATGATTCTAGCCGTATCTAAGGGACTTAGTGACTTGGGTGCGTTGCCGTCTTCCTTAGGTGTGCTTAAAAATAAGTTACGGTGTTCAAAGAATAGTTTTTTAACCGCTCTAAGCGTTTGAGTATGTGCTTTGACATAGTCAGGGCTATTGATGATTTCTTTTTCTTGTTCCAGCCAGTCTTTTAAGCATTCCTGATAACCTGCGACATTAACGACTTTTTTGCCGTCTTCGCCATAATCTGTGAAGTCCTCTATTTTAGGTTTTGGACTTCTTACGTTTTCCTGTGGTGTTTCTGCCACAAGTTTTTCTAATTGGTCTGTCATGACTTCCTTTCTATTTCATCTTGAATACACTTTTCCAAATAGTTGCCAGCTCGTCATCAGGTAAGGGCGGACTGGTTCGATTGTTAAAGGTTCGCAATAAGTCCATGCAATGATTGTTATCAATGCCGATTTTTCGCCAGTAGTGAAGAATACGGTTCGTGTCGTTGTTTCGGTTGCCTTTTCTTGCGCCTTGGTTGAATAACTCCCACATTTCAGCGCCATAAGTTCGGCTACTTGTGCCAGTTGTTGCGCGTGCCTGCGGTCGTTGTATCATTTCAAGTAACCAGTCAGGGCAATCGCAAAGACTATCGAAAGTTAAGGGCTTATTGGTTTCGGTATCATTCAAAGGGATATAATTGCCGTCTGTGCGTTTACTTGGGTAGATTGGTGTGAAGTGTGTTTTTATCTCCACGCCGTCCGCTAGTTCGCTGACAATAGGCTGACTGAATAGCTCTTTAGGAACTTTGAAGAAAACATGCAAGCCGTTGCCTGTGGGTGTCTTTTCAACATAGGTACTTAATATTTCCCCCTCGCTGTGTTCATTCCATAAGCGACTGAAAACACTCCGACCATTCTGTCCGTTTTGGTGCTGGTCTAAGTCAATACAAATCAAACCGCTATTTCTAAGATTAATCATAATATTGCGGTTCGGTATTTCATCAAACCATTCGCTTACTGTGATTTCGTCAAGCGTTCCACTTGAAGTACCACGGATAACAGCTCTCTCACTTTTCCCAGCCGGAAAGCCAGCAATGACAGAAAAGCCACGACTAATACAGTTTAGGGCTTGTTCTTTGGGTGTCAATGGTCAACCTCCAGTCTATACTCACATTCATCACAAATTTGTCGCTCTTGATAGGGAATGACTTCATTTTCTTTTAGAGGTTTACCACATAAATAACAATTCACTTTGTTAGTCCTCCTTAAAAAGTTGGTCAATCCAATCAAGTTCTGCAAGCGTATAGCCATTGACTGCATTATTAATCGCTATGCCTGTGCGTTGTTTTTTTATGATTCCAGCTCTGCGCTCGTCTTCGTTAGTTGGAATAAAATAGCCGTTATCAATTGAACCAATGGCGCAACCTTGCTTATGGAGGTACTCAATGCGACCTTGTAAGGTACGAAAATCAATGTTAAGGTTTTGTGCTAAATTTCTACCTTTGACAGCTCGGTCAATTCCTCGATGTTCAGCAAGAAATTTAATAATGTTTTGGTCTAATTTCTGTAAGTCAGTTATCTTCATTGAAATACCCCCAAATTCTAGTAATGGTTTCTAAAAATTGCTCATAGCTTGCTCTCTGTCTAGCTTCGCCAATCNATAGCCATTGACTGCATTATTAATCGCTATGCCTGTGCGTTGTTTTTTTATGATTCCAGCTCTGCGCTCGTCTTCGTTAGTTGGAATAAAATAGCCGTTATCAATTGAACCAATGGCGCAACCTTGCTTATGGAGGTACTCAATGCGACCTTGTAAGGTACGAAAATCAATGTTAAGGTTTTGTGCTAAATTTCTACCTTTGACAGCTCGGTCAATTCCTCGATGTTCAGCAAGAAATTTAATAATGTTTTGGTCTAATTTCTGTAAGTCAGTTATCTTCATTGAAATACCCCCAAATTCTAGTAATGGTTTCTAAAAATTGCTCATAGCTTGCTCTCTGTCTAGCTTCGCCAATCAAGGAAAACATTAAAACAGTAATAGCTTCGTTGCTTGTATCGCTGATAAGATACTCTAAATTGTCCTTATTGCTTTCATTTTCAAGGACATCAATAGTAATTTTCATGGTTTAGTTTCCTTTATCTGTAATTTCATGATAGCCAGTTGCTTGCCCAAAACTGGGCTTACTTGAGTACATAAGTTGCTTTTCACTCCGCTGGGTAAGATTATTCCTGTACTTGCTTCAAACTGCTGTATGAGGTCGTATTTGACCGCTCGTGCATTGTAAATCATCTTAAACGGGTGTTTGCCTGCTGGTCTAAAACTATTCCGTCCGTACCGTTTTATAGTCGTGTAGCCTTGGTGGTGTTCAATCATTTCGCTACCTCATCAAAGAGACTGATTTCTCCGCCCTCTTTTTCGCCCTCAAAGCGGACACCGTGCTTATATTTACGAACTTTAAAAGAATAATCAACCGTGCCTGTATTGGCGTTCAATGGGTCTAATTTTTCAATCTGCTTGTCTGTAAGTTCTGTATGATAGGCTTTTAATTTTTGCATGCCTACGCTATCAATACCAGCCACATAAGGGCAAGCTCTAATAATATTTGTCATTTTCTCAATCCTCTAATAAAATTTGCCTTGCCTGACAAGTTGCTAAGTATCTATGATGATGAACTTGCATATATCATCGATTAAATAGTAGATAAGTGAGGTTTTATATCGTGGTTTATAGCGATTCAATCCGTGCTTTTCCCAATTATCAAGTGTGCTGTCTGATATATCTAAGTCCTCCATGACACGCTTTTTAGAGATATAAGGTAATACTCGCTTTTCATTTCTGATTTTGAGCTGTGTACCAAGATACTTATTAAATAAATGAATGACTTTATCAACTAAGCCATGCGCAACAAGGTTCGTTAAGGTGTCGTCATTCATGAAGTACCTCCTAAATATTCGTTTAGTTTTCTATCAAAATCAACTTGTTCTCCTATAAAAATATATTTTATTGAAATATCATAAAATTTTGAAAATCGAAACATCTCATCAATTGTGATAAAACTACTATCTTGTTCTAGTTCAGCTATACGTTCCCTGTTCAGTTTTACTTTTCTAGCAACTTGTTTTAATGTTAAGTGGTTGAGTTCTCGTAAGTCTTTTAAACAATATCTTGGAACAAATCTCATGCCATGCCTCCATTCTTACGTTTAGCGATAACTTCCAGTACTGCGTACGTTAGTCTGTCTTCGTTTATTCCTAGCTCATTAGAAAGCTCTATAACATCATCAGCACCGATAATGTCAAACGCTGATAGAACTGTTTCTTTTGATTTTCTACGTTGTCTTTCATGGCGAATGCCACGATTAAAGGCTACATCATAAAGATATTCGTAAGCAAAAACGCGTTTCCAGCTCTCCCAATCGTCCTTATCTTGTTTATTTGACAATTGAGATACATCTTTTTCAATGGCTTCAATTAATTGATACAGACCTTCAGGGTTTTCCCTTTTATATTCTGTTTGTTTGATTTCTTGCTTAATGCGGTATTTTTCAACAATTTCAGGAGTGAGCTTGATACGAAAGGGCGCTTTATTTTGATTGAAAATAATTACTGTTTTTTTGTTTTTTACGCTTTTTAAAAAAACTTGATGACCTATTTCAGGGTTCATTTTTACTGACAGAATCATAAAATGCTTATTTTCAAAAGTTCGAACTTTCTCTAAAACTTCTATTTTAAAAGTAGATGATTGGGTGCCTAGGGCTTGTTCTGTAATATCTATTGTTGCCATTTTCTTACCCCATAACCATTTCTACTTGGATATCATTTTCTAAAGTTGTGAAAGTTACTACGCTTTGACCGTCAAACAAGCGATAAACATACTCATTAAGCTGTATAAAGTGTCTTGCTTTGGCTTTTAATAAGTCCATGAGTTCAAATGCGATTGAATCATCAAGGATATAAGTTTCTTTGTTTATTGGTTTATTCATTTTTAGCTCCGATTCTATTCAATTATTGATATACCGATAATGTTAGCAATGGTCATAAGGTAATCACTGACATAATCTGATAAGTCCTGTGCGTTACCTTTGGTAATAAAGAGAGTGCCTTTATCGTCTAACTCGAAACTTTCATAAGTTCCGCTTGCATAATCATTAACGGCTTTGTAGATGTTTTGTATATACATCTCAACTTCTTCGATATGAATTTCTAGTTCTTCAAACATGATTTTACCTTTGAATTTCTAGGGCTAATTTGTATTTTAGGGTACAAAAAAACTCTATTTCTCGCACTTTAAAAAATGCGTGTTGAAAAAGAGTTCACTTCTTGATATAATTTATTTATCGAGTGAAACTCTCGGTACTCAACTCTTAATGTACGACGTCGCCAAACTGATGTACATTGAGAGTTTTTTATTTTAATTTGTGAATACCACGACGGACGGCTTCGCTTTTGCTAACCTTTTCCTTTTCGATATAGTCGTTTAGTATGTCTTGGGTCTCTTTATCTAATTTGATAGACAAAGCTGTTACTTTGGGCTTTTCTGAAAACGGTCGCCCTAATTTTTTCTTTTCTTCCTCGGTCAAATTGAATACCTTTCTCACTAAATTTGCAAGTTAATCAGTACTCGTTTGCCTAAGCCGTAACCCTTGATTAACCTTACATACTATATTATACATTAAGTATTTCTTAATGTCAATAATTAAGTATTACTTAATTAAAAATAAATCATTTTTTCAAGAAGTTCACTCTTATTCAATTTTCAAAGGTCAATCAGCTTTGATTTTGCTGATAATTTTTGTTAGAATGGAGTAAAGCAAAACTCGTAAAGAGCTTGCCTTACTTATAGTTTAAGCTGTTTCTGTGGTGGTTTCAGCTTTTTTTGTTGTCATTGTGGCTTTAATAGCTGTTTTGAGTGGTTCATAATCAGAACCAGCTTCAATCATTGCTATTGCGATACTTTCAAGCATTTTATAACGTTCCATTTCCTCCGAATTTAAGAGGTCAAGGAGCGTTTTTTCTTTTCGCCAGTCTGTATCTCTAGCTTGAATTTGCTTCTTGGTTAGTCCTGTCACAGTAGTAGCAAGCAAACTTCTAATAATGGTGTGCCATGTATTGCCATGACGTGGATAGTGTACCCATTCTGAAATAGATTGATGAAGATTAACTCCCTTCGGCTTCTCGACTGCTCTTGCAATCTTGCGAGCTTGTAACTCATTTCTCATATCTATGAATGCAGCCGCTAAATCAAATTTGAATTGCACAACTGCTAGAGTATTTCCTAATAATGGAATAAAAAATAAAGTTTGTTGTTCGTTGAGATGATAAACTTTTCTTGCGTTTCCTCGGTTGTTTACACGGATTTCAAATCCGCGTGAACCTTTCTTCGTGGAACTTTCAAAGTGCCATGTCAACGGTGCTATTTCTTCAAGTTTCTTTTTATATTTACGAACCAATCGAGAAACTGAATCATAGATAATACCTGTTTGTTCAGCAATAATCTCGGTAGTAGTGTAAAAACTTTCATTTCTTGCTTTAGACAAGTCAAGACTGTCAAATAATACTAATGGGGTCATTTGTCCTCAATTCTACGTAGTTTAGAGACGTTGCGGTCTGTTAGGGCAGTAGTTTAGAGTCATGCTTAGGCTGTGAGAATCAGGAAAGATACTTACAAGGACGTGAATACCTTGTGTACGTTCGTTAGATAGAAATTACTTATAACTATCGACGATTGTTCTCTTTGATGATTATTAGTAGTCTTTAGCGAGCCATTCAGTAATACGTTCATACGTGCTTTGGCGTACTTTCTCGTTACGTGTTGGGCTTTCAAGTCGCCCGTACGTCAGGCGATTAATGCCAAGCTTGTCGGCTGCCTCGCCTTTAGTTAAGTTCAATACTCCGCGCTTTTTGCGTAGAGCTGTCTTGATTTCTGACGTTAGATACAAAATTTACCTCTTTCTTAAATATTCTCAAATTGACAATTTAATAATATCATTCTTTTTTGAGAATGCAATAGATATATTCTCAAAAAAGAATTTATTATTTACTTAGTTATCAAAATGCTATATAATATTAGTCAGGAGGTCATCTAATCATGGCTAAAAATAGGATAAAAGAGTTAAGGAATTCTACAACCCCTAAAATAACTTTGAAACAACTCTCAGAAAAACTAAAAGAAAAGGGCTTATCTTTCACTGATAGCCAATTATCTTATTATGAAAATGGTACTCGGTTACCTCGTTCGAAAGTTGCGGATGACTTTTGGATAGCACTCTCAGAAATATTTCAAGTGGATGTTCCATATCTTAAAGGAGATTCTAATTTTAAAAATAATGAGCAAGTATATGAGATATTTTCTTTTATCGGAACAGACAAAGAAAAAGATATTAAACTCAGCGATGATGAATGGAATGAACTTTTTTCAAGAGGAATAAATTTTATTGAAAACACCCCTGTCACTTCTGTTGAAGAGATAAAAAAGTTCGAAACTACTCTAAACGCCGTTCAGTCAATCAATAAAAATAAAGGTATAAGTCCAAAGGATACTGAGGGAGAAAAATTAACCGATTTAATGTTGCCTAGGTATAATAAGCTTTCTTCCAATTATAAAAGGAAGGTAAATGATTACATAGAAGATTTGTTAAAAGCACAGACTATTGTAAGAGAGGATGAACTACCGTGGAATCAATAAAAACACCATTCTTTACTGACTTCTACGGCTATCATCACAACGCTTATGACGAAGCGTGTGCGTTGCTGTATGAGCTGTGCTGGTTTGAGTTGGTGGGTTAAAAAAGGAGGAAACATGAAACTATCGGACTACTTAAAGAGTATTGATCACTTAGATGAAAAAATGCAAAAGGCTGTAATTATAGCTGAGTATGAGAAAATGTTTGGAGAACACTACAGACTACCACAAGAACAGTTTGCTGACCTGATGGAATTACCTTTGCCAAAATTAAGAAGAGTTATTCATGAAATGAAAAAAGCAATAGATTAGAACTTTAATAGTGCTAAAGTCTATATAGCTGTGAACCTCAACATTTCTCAACATGCTAACAAATGCTAAGGTTCAAATCTATAAAACAATTCCTAAATTTTAGGAATGAAAAATAAAAAGCGCTTTTAGAGCGCTTAGAGTTTGAGAGGAAAATAATAATGTCTGAAAAAGGGTATGTTTACGCTTTGGAAAACAAATCATTCCCAGGGATGATAAAGATAGGGCAAACCAAAAATTTACATAAACGCCTGAAGCAATTTAATAATACAGGAATGCCAGACAGTAATCCTACACTATTACTTTTTGCTTTCAGATTAGAGAACTATCAAAAAGCTGAAAGATTACTTCATAATGTCTTTACAGACAAAAGACAATCAAGTAAAAAGGAGTGGTTCACGGTTAGTTTTAATCAAGTTAAATCTGCTTTTTCGCTACTAGCAATAAATTCTGAAAATGAGCTAATACATCCTAGTGAGTATAACTCAGAGATCATTAAAAAAATAATTCCAATTAAAGAAAGAAAAATTGGGCAACGTCCAAACAGAACTTTTGATTATTTAAATATTCCAATTGGTGGACGACTTGTTTTTAAGGGAAACAAAAACTTAATCGCAAGAGTGACAGACAGGAGAAATAGAGTTATTTGCCCTTGTTGTAAAACTGAGCAGTCTTTATCAAGGGCAGCGATTTGTTGTTATGATGAAACTCATCAGTTATTAGATTCTCAAAAAGGCCGAGATAGAAATGGATTTGCTTGGTTTGAATATAACGGTTTACAGTTAGATAAAATAAAACCAGTGGTAAATTCTGAATTACTATAGTGCTTAATTAAAGTGTTTCCAGTCACTAAAAACTGGTAGGAGATGAAACATGAAGTTTTTATTATTCATTGATAAAATCTATTCAAAAATAGTGACTGCTTACTGCATTTGCACTATACCTTTTCTACTATTATCTCTATATCTTTATAACAAACTACCTGCTTATATCCCTAGTAAAATCGGTATAGGTGGCGTATATAGCTGGTTTAGAAAAGAATTTGTGTTTATTCTTCCAGTATTGTTTCTAATCATTGGAATACTTTTTTCAAAAAAAGGAATAATTAAGCAGTTCTATACTGGTACTCCTGCTATTTTTATAAAGTCCCTCGGGTTGATTGTTCTATTATTGGTACTATTCTCTACCATATATCTTTATTATTCCTACTTTTCAATGATATAAAAACACAAATAACAATAAATACAATGACATACCAAGTCAANTTACAGTTAGATAAAATAAAACCAGTGGTAAATTCTGAATTACTATAGTGCTTAATTAAAGTGTTTCCAGTCACTAAAAACTGGTAGGAGATGAAACATGAAGTTTTTATTATTCATTGATAAAATCTATTCAAAAATAGTGACTGCTTACTGCATTTGCACTATACCTTTTCTACTATTATCTCTATATCTTTATAACAAACTACCTGCTTATATCCCTAGTAAAATCGGTATAGGTGGCGTATATAGCTGGTTTAGAAAAGAATTTGTGTTTATTCTTCCAGTATTGTTTCTAATCATTGGAATACTTTTTTCAAAAAAAGGAATAATTAAGCAGTTCTATACTGGTACTCCTGCTATTTTTATAAAGTCCCTCGGGTTGATTGTTCTATTATTGGTACTATTCTCTACCATATATCTTTATTATTCCTACTTTTCAATGATATAAAAACACAAATAACAATAAATACAATGACATACCAAGTCAATTTCTGCCAACATTTGCCAACAATTAACAAGTGTACTTTTAGGTACGCTTGTTTAGTATGATACTGACAGCATGTAAATTTTGTATGTTGCTAGAATTTGCTGTGTATTTGTAACTACGGAGCTATAACATTTTTGTTTTGAATGGGTACACCTCAAAGTTACCCCATACCCGACGTGATGTCAGTCTAGACTTTGTCTAGTGTTGATAACATCCACAATTTTGAGGGCGTTAAAATCTTTACACCCTTAACAGTATTTTAGTGGTATAGCTTTCTGCCACAAGTGGCAAAAACGAAAATTTCGTTGTTGTTATTAAGGGGGTCGTGATTCGCGACTTGCTAGGGAGGAACGAATCGGTACCCCCTTTTTTAGGGTCTCAGATAACGAAGGATACTTTTTCACAATTTTGTGATTAACCTTGTCTAAACCTTGTTAGTTTTATCTAGCCATAATCTCATTTTATTTATATGTTTTTGGTTTCACTTTTTTCTGAAACCAATAATAGGATATGAACATTTTTGTACAAATCCCCCCTTTTTCCACCAATTCCATAAGTAAATTATTGAATCTTTTTTTACTTAACCCCAATACGTGCAAACCTGAACCACGTTAAAAGCTGAATGCCATTCTGTCAGTAGTTATACCAAACAAAAGGCTCTATTAAGCTGTTTATCTATCATTTTCTATATCTCATCTCTTATATAGTTGATACCGTTGATACTTTACTGTTACTATTCTTTTTTAGAACGGTAGCACCCTAAACCCTTTATTTATATAGCTTTATAATACTTTGTTACCGTTGATACCGTAAATAATACTATATTAGTATAGAATTTAATAACTCTATAAACTAATAAACCAGTTAACTAATTAATCGTATAAGCTCTAATAAAAATATTTCTCAATCCTCGTACATGCCTTGCCTGACATTAGTACAAAATGGAAAGGAAGAAAATATGAATATTAAAGAATATATAAAAAAAGACGGTAAAAAGGTGTACCGCGCTAACGTCTATATAGGTGTTGACGTCCTGACTGGTAAGCAAGTGCGAACAAGCGTAACCGCAAAAAGCAAAAAGATGTGTGAAAATAAAGCACATCAAGTTATAAATGATTTTATCAATAACGGTCAAACAATTGCAAGAAAAAAAGTTTCTTTTGATAACTTTGAATCTTTGGCTTTGAGCTGGTTTGAAAGTTATAAGCTGACTGTTAAAGCTAACAGCATAAGGATAGTAAACAATAACTTGAAAGTTTATATATTGCCCGAACTTGGCGCGTATAGAGTTGATAGAATTAATCCCGTGTTATTACAAACAATCGTTAATAAATGGGCAAAGAATGCGAACACGGCCAAAATAGTAAACGGCAAGCGCGAACGCGGTAAGTGTAAGGACTATAAAGTTATGCTTAATATCATCAAGCGTATTCTTGACTATGGTATACAGTTAGGGGCTATTGAAGAGAATCCAGCTACTAAAGTTTTCCCGCCAAAACTCAAAATTAGAGAAGTTTCAAAAATAAAATACTTTGATAATGAAGAACTTAAACAATTTCTAACATACTTAGACACTTTGGAAACAACGCCAACAAATAAAAGGCGTATAACTTTATACCGCTTTTTACTTGCTACTGGTTTACGTATCGGGGAGGCTTTGGCGCTGTCATGGTCTGATGTTGATTTTATTGATAAGTCTGTATCTGTGAGCAAAACAATGATACAAGCGCGGGGAGTGCAAAACATGCCTAAAACGAAAGAGAGTAATAGGGCGATCGCCTTGGACGATGACACTATTAAAATGCTGAAAGAGTGGAAGAAGTGCCAAAACAATAATACTGTTAGGCTTATAGATTTGCCAGTATTCTCTTATAATGGGAAGACATACACTTATATAAATGAAGTAACTCAACTAAAAAAACATTTTGCGCGTGCCAACGTTCCTAATATTGGCTTCCACGGCTTTCGTCATACTCATGCCAGCCTTTTAATGAATAATGACGTAAACCCTAAAGAGATACAAAGGCGATTAGGACATTCAGATTATGCTATCACAATGAACACATACAGCCACTTATCCAAAAGTAAAGAAAAAGAAACCGCTGAAAAGTTCGGCGACATCTTAAAAGCATTATGATTTTTTGGACGAACGTAGTAAAAAGCGATAAAAAATAGCATTGTTTTCTGCGGGGTGCTTATATATCAAGGTTCCAAGCTCTTTATATATTCATTGCTCAATGAATATACTTANTCGCCTTGGACGATGACACTATTAAAATGCTGAAAGAGTGGAAGAAGTGCCAAAACAATAATACTGTTAGGCTTATAGATTTGCCAGTATTCTCTTATAATGGGAAGACATACACTTATATAAATGAAGTAACTCAACTAAAAAAACATTTTGCGCGTGCCAACGTTCCTAATATTGGCTTCCACGGCTTTCGTCATACTCATGCCAGCCTTTTAATGAATAATGACGTAAACCCTAAAGAGATACAAAGGCGATTAGGACATTCAGATTATGCTATCACAATGAACACATACAGCCACTTATCCAAAAGTAAAGAAAAAGAAACCGCTGAAAAGTTCGGCGACATCTTAAAAGCATTATGATTTTTTGGACGAACGTAGTAAAAAGCGATAAAAAATAGCA